TCTCCTTTTGCCATTGGTCAGACTCCCACGAAGCACGTCCCCCCGTGTTACTACCATTACTTTGTAATAAAGAAGAGATATTAGGGGCTTGTGTAGCTTGTTTGCCTCCTGCTACAGCTGTATTTTCTAATACAGTGATAAGGGCTTCTACTCCCGAAGTTTCTGCGATTTTTTCATAGACAGCCTTTTGGGCTTCTGTGATTTTTCCACTTTTAAGTGCACCCTCAACTACCGTAGTAATTTGTGCTTGCTTAAAAGTGTTAAGAGCCTTTTCTGCTTTTTCACGAGCTTCTTTTTCATTGGTAATACGCTCCTGAATAGCTTGTATCACAGCCGTTTCTGAACTTTCCTCAGTAATACCAGAAAGCGAAAGAGCTTGTACTAACGATTGAATTAATACTGATTTCATATTCTTATCTAAAATATTTACTGTTTTAAGCGAAGCAAATAGCCCCGCATACATATTATAAACATCCTGCTCACGCATTGCATTGACATCTTCAATAGGTAGCAAAGTAGCTGTTTGTGCAGGAATAACATCAGTTACAAAACCTAAGCGTTTAGCTTCTTTAGCATCGAACCAGTTGTCGCCTACTAACCATTTTTCAACCTCTTTAGCCGACTTACCTGTACGGGCAGAAAGTTTTTCTACAAAGTTCTTTTCAATAGAGCGAAGTAGTTTAGCCTGCTTTTCAAAAGAATCGGCATCGCCATTAGAATAGGACGCGGGGGCGTGTAACATTATATATCCGTTTTCTACAATACTTACTTTCTTTGCTGATAATATGATAATCGCCCCCATACTCGCCGCTATTCCGTCAATTACAATATGTATAGAAGATGCTGATTTATTCAGTGCGTTATATATTAGGTTTCCGTCAAACACACTCCCCCCTGGTGTATGTAAATGGATAGTAATTTCCGAATAGTCTCGCTCCAATCGGGCAAACTCTTCTAAGAAGTATCTACCATCACCCTCCCATATAGTACCATAAGCGGTAAGTGTATTTTTTTGCGTTCTAATAATCATTTTATTGTTATAGCGTTGTTGCGTTCATTATTTTGGTGCAAAAATATAGGGGCTTTTTCAGCTATAAAAAGATAATTGCAATGGTTGCAACTTTATTCATTGAGAAAAGGAAAAGAGCCTACCTTTGCCCTAAAAATCTGATATAAAATGGCACAAAAGCGCACTAATAACAGTACTTTAATGGAGTTGGCTCGCCGTATGTTTGTAGAAGAAGGTATGACGGCTAAAGCTATTGCAAACACTATTGAAGTAACAGAACAGACTATCGGTAAATGGCGCAAAGGGATAGGTACAAATACTATATCGTGGGACGAACAGCGGTCACAATATTTGTCTGCCCCTCACAATATCAAAAAGAATTTAGCTAAGGAACTCACCCGCTTAGTTGAGGGAGGAGAAGCTACCTTAGATATGGGAGCTATCAATTCGGCTATTAAAGCTATACAATCAATGACTGATGAGACTTCTGTAGAAACAGTATATAGTGTGTTTAAAGAGTTTGATAGCTGGATGAGTGAGCAAGATCCTGAAATGGCTATAGCTTTTTTGGAGTGGCATAAACTATACTTATTACACAAGGCACAAAATCAATAAACTATGGCAAAAGGAAAATTAACAAAGGCAATGGAGAAGCTCCTGCAAGACTATGACCAGCATTGCAGAGGAGTGGAACAAAAAACTACTTCGGGCTTAGACTTTTATGAAGCTCCCTCTGAACGTAGGAAGAAACGCCTTGCCTTAGAAAAAGACTATACTACTTGGTTTGAGTATATGTTTCCACAATATGCTGAAGTACCTTGTGCGTGGTTTCACAAGAAAATGGCTAAGCTGCTGATTGAAAATGATGTGATAAGCCTGCTTGCTGAAATATACCGTTCAGGGGCAAAATCAGTACATTTGGACTTAGGTATTCCGATGTTCTTATATGTGATGGGCAAGCTGAAGTTTATGCTATTAGTAGGACAAACAGAAGATAAAGCAAAGAAGCTTATTTCGGATATACAGAGCCAGCTTACTCATAACCAACGCTTTATTCACTACTACGGCAAAAAATTTAAGTTTGGTGATTGGGCAGATGGCGACTTTACCACTACCGATGGAGCTAAGTTTATGGCTATGGGTGCGGGACAGTCGCCTCGTGGTTTGCGTGAAGGCAGCCAACGCCCTGACTATATAGTGATTGATGATGTGGATACTGCCCAACGGTGCAAAAACGATGAACTATCCAAAAAGCTATTCGACTGGGCTTGGGAAGACTTAAAAGGTACTTTTAACGAGGGTGGCAAGTATAGGCGTTTTGTGGTTGCTAATAACAATTTTCATAAGAACACCCTTATCAATCAGCTGAAAGAAGAGTTTGCTATTATTAACAAAAAAGCTAAGGAGTATGGTTTTGACCAAACGCATCATATAGTAAGCGTGCCTGCGGTAAAATCGTTAGAAACCTTTGAGCCTAATTGGGGTGAAAAAACATCAGCTGAGTATTGGCGAGAAAAATACCATTCCACTCCTTACCGCTCGTTTATGCGTGAGTATATGCACGTACATATAGTCGAAGGCAGTATCTTTAAGAACGAACAAATTCAGTACAAAGAACGCCTGCGCTACTCACAATACGATGCTCTTTGTTTTTACGGCGACTTGTCGTATAAAGATGCAGGCGACTTTAAGGCAATGCTTTTAGTAGGGAAAGTGGGGAGAGAGTATCACGTATTGCAAGGGTATGTGCGCCAAACCTCCCGCAACAATGTTGCCCGCTGGCTGTATGAAACTGTCCTACAAGAAAACCTACTCAAGTACAATATTGCCTACTATATTGAGGGACTTTTTGCTCAAGATGAGTTCGTAAGTGATTTTGACGAAGTAGGCGACAGCTACGGCTTTTATATACCTGTGCAAGCTGATAAGGAAAGTAAAGGCAATAAGTTTGACCGCATTGAAAGTATGGCAGGCTATTTTGAACGGGGTAACATCTTTTTCAACAAAGCCCTGCAAAACTCACCCGATTTTGTAGAACTCATCAACCAAACATTGGCATTCCAAAAAGGTTCAGGAGCTCACGATGATGCCCCTGATGCCTTGCAAAGTGCCATTGCTAAGCTCAATGCCTTAGCAATACTCAATGCTACCCCTGCCAAAACCATAAGCCGAAAAAAAATTTTAAAAGATAAACAAAACAGATACTGATATGTTCCTAACCGCAGAAGATTACACAGCTCTTATTCGCAATGAGATAAAGGATATACTGCTTGAAAATTACAGCGAGGTAAAGCTACATATTGCGCAGCAGATGGCTATTGACCAAGTGAAGAACTACTTATCAGGGCGTTATGATGTAGCCGAGATATTTAGTAAGGAGGGCACAGAACGCAACGCTCATATAGTAATGCTCACGTTGGACTGCACCCTGTATCACCTCTATACTTCCACAGTGCCTAAGCGTATGCCCGAAATACGCTCCGTGCGTTACCAAGATGCTATTGACTGGCTTAAAGCTGTTGGCAGTGGCGAAATATCGGCCAACCTGCCTCTTATCAAAAGCCAAGACGGGCAACATTTAATTGGGGTGAAAATACAATCAAAATACAAAGCCTCATCCAATAAGTGGTGATTAAATAATTACCTTTACGGCTTGCACCTGTTTAAATGGTATTTAAACGCTAAAAATACACCTTTAAAATTACAATACAATGAAATTATTAGGTTATCAGTTTTCGCTTACGAAAACGCCAAAAAATACGACTAATACCCATTCACCTCGTGGTAGCGCCCGCACTAACCCCGATGTGATACAATTTGTGCAGTCGTTCAAAGATGCTTCACGCAAGGATATAGCCAAATGGCGTAGTGCCTTAAGTATGGCACTGCACCCAGAAACCCCTAAGAACACAGCACTTTATGACCTTATAGACGATTTGCTAACCGATGGGCACTTGCAGTCGCAAATACAAATGCGCAAGATGAGTACCCTTAACACCGACTTTCATCTCATCAACCGCAAAACGGGTGAGATAGAAGAGGAGGCTACTTTTGTATTCCAACAACAATGGTTTTACGAATTTTTAAGCATTGCCTTAGACAGCATTCTATTTGGGGCTACCCTTGTTGAGTTTAGTTCCTTTGAAGGTGAAAAAATTCGGTTCAATACTCTGTCCCGCAGGCACGTTATCCCAGTATTAGGGCGTATCCTACCTGATGTAACCAAAGAAGACTACATCAACTACCGAGACGAGTACTACGCTCCTTGGCTGCTACAAATAGGAAAAGCTGATGATTTAGGGCTTATTAATAACATTGTACCCAACTTAATATGGAAACGCAATGTAGCACAATCGTGGGCAGAATTCTGCGAAAAGTTCGGTATGCCTCTTATTACCGCTACTTCTAATTCTACCAATAGTGATGTAGTGGACAAAGTTAACCAAATGTTATTAGACTTAGGAGAAGCAGGTGTAGCCACCTTCCCACAAGGCACAAGTATCAACTTTCAAGAAGCTAACCGTACCGATGCCTACAACGTATATATGCAGTTTATGCAGGTTAATACTAACGAGATAAGCAAACAGCTGGTAGGCTCAACTATGCTGTCTGATCAAGGTACTAACAGAAGCCAAACCGAAGTACACGAACGTTCACTCGACTTCAAAATAGCTCAAGCTGACAAACGCTTTATTCAGTTTGTAGTAAATGACCAGCTCATACCCCTATTGCGCCTGCAAGGTTACAAGCTATCAGATGAGGTAATTTTTGCTTTCAAAACAGCCGAGCAGGAAATAAACCTATCCGAAATGTGGAATATTACCAATGGACTACTAAGCAGTGGTTACAAAGTAGAAACCGAATGGATTTCTAAAACCTTTAATATCCCCATTGAAAGCGAGGGAAAGTTACAGCCCCTTAATGAGAAAGTAACTGCCTTATTAAGAGGAGAAGAGGAAAACGAACGCTACCCCTTTAGTTGTACCTGCGGGCAACACACAGCTTCATTAGGCAAAACCATACGCACTGTGTTGGCAAAGCTCACCGATAAGCTGATAGGTAAGGTGTATCACAAAAAAGACACCCTGCCCGAATACGCCCAAATAGTAGTAGCCGAAGGTGTTGCCCTTAGTGAGGCGCTGCGCAATAATTTCCCTACTATTAGCCCCTATACAGGGCCAGACCAACTGTGTTTACAAATGATGGAGTATAATCTCTTTGAATTTACAGCAGGCAAAACCGAAAGTCGCCTCGCTTCAATGAAAAGGCTATTGGTAGACGAGAATAATCAACTACGCCCTTTTAACGAATTTAAAGAGTTGTGCCAAAAAGAAGTAGAGAAGTTCAATAAAAAATGGTTAGAAGCCGAGTATAACCTATCTATTGCTGTAGGACAAAACTCCGCACAATATTTGCGTTTTATAGCAGAGAAAGATACTGTTACCTCTTTTGTAAAATACCAAACAGCAGGCGATGACAAAGTGCGTGAGGCTCACAAAGTGCTCAATGGCAAAATATTCAACCTATCCGACAAAGAAGCAATGGATTTGTACCCGCCTAATGGTTACGGCTGCCGTTGTGAAATGGTGCAGGTATTAGGCGACCAAAAAGGCAAAGTAACCAAGGGTAGAGAAGCCAAAATGATGTTGGAGGGTACAGATAGCAAATACAGAGGTTCACAGTTTGAAATCAATCGTGGTGACCTGAAACAAGTATTTACCAAACAGCAGTTTTATAGTGATACAAAGGGACTGCCCAAAAAGCTCAATGAGATGACTTTTGATAAGTATGGGCTACCCTCTTGGGAGGCGTTTAAACAGCATTTAAACCCTCTTAAATTGGACAGTACTATTACCGAAAAGAACATTCACGAGCTATTTAAACCTTTTGAGAAAAATACTTATATGGGTTTTGAAGACTATTTAGGTAGGAAACTTACCTTGCAGAAAGCTACGTTTGACAAACATACACAAGGCTACTATTTAGGCGAACAAGAGTTAAGACACCAGCTATTCCCCTTCGTCAAAGACACTCTAATGAACCCCGATGAAGTATGGTATTTTGACTTTAAAAACAATGCTAAGAAGTTCCAACCTCGCTACATTAAGTTCTACCAAGATAGAGTGCTTGTGATAGATTGTGACTTGAATATAGAAGAGCAATCGCTTACTATCAATACTTGGTACAGTATGAAAGCCGATGAGAAGACAATACGAAAAGGCTTAAAAATAAAATAGGAATACCCTCATTGGGTACTCCTATTTTATAAGGGAAGAACTTATGAACCTTACCCCTTTTTCTCTATAGCGAGTGGGTTTTATGCGCATCCTATCCCTTGCTTTTCGGTAGCCTTAGTATAGAGGCTCATAAATTCACTGCAAAAGTATAAACAATTTTTGAAATAACCAAATAAAAATGGCTGCTACATCAAAATTAACACTATTAATAGATCTAAGTCAACGCTTGTTTAACAACGGACTTAACAAAATGTCTAACCGCTTTCGCCAGCACGTACAGCAAATGCGCGATAGCTACCGCGATTTTACCAACCAAATACCAATGCTCGGCAATCTTATGGATACCCTATCTAATAAGTGGGTACTCTTAGGGGCAAGTGTAGTAGCTGTTGGTACGGGACTTGTACGAGCAACCTCAATGGCTAACGATTGGCATAAGCAAATGGCAGAGATTAACGTAACTGCTGAACTGAGCAAAAACGAACTAAGCAAACTATCCGACAAGCTGTTGGATATAGGTACTAAAAATGTAGCCCCGCTGGAGGAAGTACCTAAAGCCTTCTCACGTATCATCTCGGCAGGGCTTGATGTAAACCAATCAATGCAAGCCCTTGAACCTACCTTGCGTGCCGCTAAAGCAGGTTTTACCGATATAGAAACCGTGGCCAGCGCTGGGATAGCAACAATGATGTCATCGGGTGAGGATATCAATGAAGTGTATGATGTATTGTTCGCAACCGTAAAAGAGGGAAATGCCGAGTTTAAAGATATTGCTAACTATATGCCTAAACTTACCCCATTAGCCAAAGGTTTAGGGTATGAACTTGCCGAAACGGCAGGGGCCTTTGCCTCCCTTACTACCAAGTTGAGTGCCGAACAGTCCACTACAGCCTTACAAGGTATCATCCGTTCACTATCTGATGAACGTATAGCTCTTGGGCAAGTAGAAAAAGATGGTACCTACAAAAGCGGGTTCAAAGCCTTAGGTATAGAGATTCACGACACTACAGGTAAAATAAAACCTTTGGTAGAAATCATAAAGCTGCTTAACAACAAAATGGCAGGATTATCTGACAAACAGCGTATGGAACAGTTTGGCAAGTTAGGTCTCGACCAAATGAGTACAATGGGCTTTCAAACCCTTATGCAAGATATGGAAGGCTTACAGAAAGCTACCGATGCTGTAGTAGGCTCTCAAGGGGCTTTAGGAAAAGCCTATACCGATTCCCTCACGCCCTTAGAACAATGGGGCATCGCACAAAACCAACTCAAAGGCACAATGATAAAGATAGGCGAGGCTATCCTGCCTATGCTATCTAAAGCTATTGAGTACATCACGCCCCTCTTTGAATGGATATACAAGAACATTGACTGGCTTATACCTGTATTTGGCACATTTGCGGGAGTATTAGGGGCTGTTACCTTAGCTACGTGGGCGTGGAATGCTGCCCTTGCTGCCAACCCCATAGGGTTACTTATAGCAGGGATAGCCGCTCTTATTGCCTTTGTAGTTATGGCAATAAAGAAATTCGACCAATGGGGTGCTGGTATGTTAGCCCTCCTTGGCCCTATAGGCTGGCTTATCAATGGTATAAAAACCATCTATGACCATTGGCAAAGCATCAAAAAAGCCTTTACAGATGGAGGTATTTTGGAGGGACTTAAACGCATAGGGTTTGTGTTATTAGACATTATACTGAAACCTATCCAACAGTTGTTAGAATTGCTTTCTAATATACCAGGCCTCGAAAGTTTAGCAGGTAAAGGAGCTGAATACATTAAAGAGCTTCGGAAATCAATGAATACAATTACCGAAGGAGAAAGGGAAAAAGAAGAAGAGCCTGAAAAAGAAAACAAACCAGACAATCCTTTTAGTTTTACCAATACTCCAGGAACAACAAGAGGTGCTACCCCAACAACAATGAGTGCCAACACCCAATTAGGCTCGCAAGTAAGCAAGGTAACGGGGGATGCTACCCAAACCAAAAACATAACTATTACCTTTGATGCACTGAGCAAAGGCAATATTAATATAAGCAATACCGAAGGACTTACTTGGCAACAAGTAGAAGAACGCTTTACTGATATGCTGCTCAGAGTAGTGCGAAACGCTGAACTATCATAATATGGATTTACAAGTAAACACCGACTTATTTAACCGCTTGCAACGCCTTACGCAACGAACGTTCCTACAGCGAATGGTCAGTGAAGCAGGCGTGATAGCTGTGAACTTCTCAAAGGACAGATTTCGGTTTAAGAACTGGATAGATAAAACTGCCGAAAAATGGCAAGCACGCAAACGCCCTGATAGGGGTTCACTATTATTACGCACAGGTCGCCTGAAAAGGTCTATACGCAAAATAGCTTCAGGCGACTACTATGTGGTAGTAGGAACCGATGTGCCTTATGCACAACTGCACAACGAGGGAGGCTCTGTGA